AACGGTAGAAACCTCACCGGACCCCGCGCTGGTGCTTCCCGGACAGACGCGCGTGACCGTAACGCGGTCAAAGCTGGTCGAGGTCAGCATTGTGGACATAGGGGGCAACGACGAAGCCCTGCAACTGTACGGACATGAGGGCAAACTTCTGAAACTTGCCGCCGGGGAAGATGCGCCCGCGCTTCCGCTTCTGAGACTGAGCAATCCCGAACCCACGCCGGAGGAAGAACCCGGCGAGGGGGAGGAGCCGGAGTCCGGCAGACATATAAATAACTATCAAAAACAAACAACAGCAATGAACAAAGAACAGTTAACGCTCCTGGGACTTCCCGAAGGAGCGAGCGACGAACAGGCAACGGCCGCGCTCCAGCTGATGAAAACGAGGGCCGACAGGGCCGAGTCGTTGCAGCTGGCGGCAGTTACCCAGTGTGTGGACCAGGCAATCGCCGAGAGGAAAATTCTGGCGGCGCAGCGCGACCACTATATCCAGCTCGGCAAGGCCGCAGGCGCGGATATGCTTGCAGATACATTCAAGACCATGCCGGCCCAGACCAAGCCGACCGAAACTCTCAGACTGAGCAAAGAGAGTGCCCCCGGCTCCGGCGAAGCGCCCAAGAGCTACAAAAAGCTCAGCGAAGTGCCCCAGGATGAACTCCTGACACTACGCAAAGAACAGCCGGCCGAATATATGCGACTGTATAAGGCCGAATATGGCGTCGACTGCCCGGCACTGAGCGAATAAAGAACCCGCAAGAACAATAACACAATAAAAGAAATGAAACCCAAAAGCAACATTTTCAAGACCCTGCTCGGCATTGTCGGCTGTATGCTGATGGCCGTAACATTCAACGCCGCGGCCGGCGCCGCGTGTGCCGTTGCCATAGGCTGCGCGCCCGAGGCCGGCGCCATAGCCGGCAACGTCGTGGCCCTGGCCCTCCAGGGGGCAGCCCCCGCCGAAGCGCTCCGCGCCGGAGTGCTCAAAGAGATTTGGACCGGCGAACAGATCAAGCAGTTCCGCACCGCCCTGGAGTCGTGGGGCTGGCTTGCAAGGATCCGCAGCTACAACCAGCATGTGAACAACGACGTAATCCACTTTGTGGCAATCGGCGGCGATCCCAAGGTGCTTGTAAACAATACCACCTATCCAATCCCCATAACAGCGCTGGAAGATGCGGACAAGCCCGTGAGCCTTGACAAATTCACCACAGAGGTAACCCCTGTGACCGATGACGAGCTACACGCAATCAGTTACGACAAGATGGCGAGTGTGCAGGAGCGCCACCGCGATGCCCTGGTTGAGACATTCGGGCAGCACGCAATCCATGCAATCGCTCCAGCAGAAAACATGGCCGATATCCCTGTGCTTTGTACCACCGGCGACGTTGTGGAGGGTCGCAAGCTGATGACTTCGGCGGATCTTTTATCACTCAAACGCAGTTTTGACAAGATGGGAATCCCCAAGCAGGACCGTGTGTTGGTGCTTTGCAGCGACCATGTGAACGACCTGCTCCAGACCGAACAGCGCTTCAAAGAGCACTACAACATCAACCAGACCGAGGGAAAAATCGGCCGCCTGTATGGTTTTGACATTTACGAGTATGACGGCACCCCATATTACAACGCGACTACCGGCAAAAAACTGGCCTGGGGCGCAGTTCCGGCAGCTACGGACGTGCAGAGCTCTGTTGCGTTCTACGCCGGGCGCATAATGAAAGCCGCCGGCTCTACAAAATTCTACTGGAGCAAGGCAGAAACCGATCCCCAAAACCACCGTAACCTCGTGAACTTCGAGCAGTACGGCATTTGCCTGCCCCTGAGTGAAACGAAGTGTCGCGCGGCCATAATCAGCGGCAAAGCTGCGTAATCTTTGCGCTGAATGGCAACGCTAAAACGCGGCAGCCGCGGGGCGGAAGTCAAGACCCTGCAAACACGCCTGAACCTGATGGCCGACGGCATATTCGGTCCGCTGACCGAGGAAGCGGTCAAAGAGTTTCAGAGGCGCAAGGGGCTGACTGCTGACGGTGTGGTCGGAGCCAAGACCCGGGCGGCTCTGGGCGTAGCCCGGAGCTTGCGCAAGGTCGACCAAATAATACTGCACTGCACTGCCACGCCCGAGGGCGAGGACTACACGGTAGAGCAGATCCGACAAATGCACCTTGCCCGCGGCTTTTCGGATGTCGGCTATCACTTCATAATAGGGCGCGACGGCAAAGTCCATACCGGGCGCCCCGAGGCGATAGCCGGGGCACACTGCACGGGGCACAATACCCGGTCAATCGGTGTCAGTCTGGTGGGCGGATGCCCGGCGCGGACAGTCAAGGACTGGAACAAAAAGAGCAAGGACACGCGCACCGCTGCACAGCGTGCGGCGCTTGAAAAGCTCGTGAAAGAGCTGCTCGGGCGCTACCCCGGGGCGACAGTGCACGGTCACAACGAATTTGCCAACAAGGCGTGTCCGAGCTTCAACGTAAAAGAATGGCTCACACAGGTGGGCATTAAACAGTAACCACATGAATGAGCGGCGAAATAATCACAATCATGATATCGGCGCTTTCGGCGGCGATAGCAGCCCCGGTTGGGGCATGGGTAGGCCGTAAGCTGGAGCGCGACAAATACAGGATAGAGCTTGAAAGGCTGCGGGCTGAAATGAAAGACAAGCTCGCGAAAGTCAAGAGCCACGAACTGGAGAACGTGCGAAAGGCTGCGGATATACTTATGGAGAGTATTGTTCCGCCGCTCAAAGCAGAAATAACGAATTTACGGAATGATGTGCAGAGGCTCAACAAGGCTCTGGAGCGCATTTGGGGCTGTCGGCATATTGACCATTGCCCTGTCAAATACGAGCTGCTGCTCCACCCGAAAAGTTGCGGAACAGAGCCGGACAGAGGTGACTGCGGATGTGACAGCGACGGAGCACAGCGAAAGCCGGAGCGAGGAAAAGCGCGAGACGACCCGGACGGAGACGCGGGAGGGTGTGACAGTTACGGAGATTGAAATCTACGACACCACCCAGCCCAAAGATCCGGAAACCGGGAGGCCGCCGATTAAAGCCCTTGTCAAGCAAAGGCAGGAACAGAACGGCACAAGCCGGACGACGGAGCAGGCCGCGACCACGGCGACCACCGCGAGCGACGCAGCCCTGGAGTACGAGGGGGGCGAGCTTGACGAGGTGACGGTGACAGCAACCAAGACGCCGAGCCTATGGGAACGGGCGAAACAGGGTGCGGCATGGGCGGCGGCAATCATGATCCTGGCGGCAGCCGGGTGGACAGTTTACAAATATCAAAAACGAAAAAAGACATGAGCGACGAAACCAAGAACAAGACCGCAGCTGAAACAGCGGCGGAAAATATAGTGACAGTGGCAGAGGCCGCAGCATCGAACGCGGCCTCTGCCGAGGAAGTGGTGGCAGCCGCCGGCACTCCGGCTAAAAATCCGGGCAAAGGCAAGAATCAGGCGGAGGCAGCCGCGGACCGATTGAAAACGGCACGCGCCAAGGCCAAAGAGGCAGTAAGCGCGCTTGAGGCCACAGGGCGGGCCGCATGTCGCCGCCACGGACTAAAATGCGTGTGGGTGACAGAGGACGGGCAGTGCTTTGATCAGGAGAGCAACGCACGCGCACACGCCAAGAATCTGGGGGGAGCCGCCCCTATTAAAGTGGAGGCGTGATGGGAACGAGTCTGACGATACAGAGAGAGAACGGGAACGTCCCTAAGACGTTGCCGGGCGAAGACCATGTAACGGGCATTGTCGTCTACCTGACGGCCGGAGAGATACCCGAAGCGTTCAAGGCAGAGCGTGTGCAGGCGCTGAGCACGATAGATGCAGCCGAGGCCGCCGGGATAAGCGCGGAGGCAGAGAGCTGGGTGGTGCGCGTGCTGCACTACCACCTAAGCGAGATTTACCGGCTGAATCCGGCCGTAAGCCTCTATGTGGGAATTTTCGAGAAGCCTCAGGGGGCGCAGACATTCGCCGAGCTTAAGACTGTGCAGAACTATGCGGAGGGCCGCATTCGCCAGATGGGCGTGTGGTGTGGCGACACACCGCTGAGCGCCGAGGCGCTGACGACTTTACAAGGGATTGGCGACGCGCTGGCCGATGAAGAGGCTGAGCTGTCGATTGTGTACGCTCCGAAAGTGTCGAGCGTGAAGCAGCAGGCGGTGAACCTTGCCGGAGCTAACCAAAGCCGCGTGAGTGTGGTAATCGGTCAGGCCGGAAGCGGGACGGGCGCGGAGCTGTACAAGGACAAAGGAAACGCAGCGCGGGCGAGTGTCAGCGGCCTGGGCGTGGTGCTGGGTCTGCTGAGCCGGGCGAAAGTGCATCAGTGCATAGCGTGGATCAAGGAATTTCCGACGGGCGTGAGCCTGCCGGCATTCGGCGACGGCACTTTGGTGCGCGACTCAGACAAGGCGCTTATTGAGACGCTTGACGGCACGGGGCGCTATCTGTTTTTCGTGACGCACACGGGGCAGGCGGGCAGCTATATGAACGACAGCCACACGATGGACTCGGCAATCAGCGACTACGCGGCAATCGAGAGCGTGAGGACGATGGACAAGGCTGTGCGCGGCATACGCACGTATGTGAAGCCGGAACTCGGCGGCAACGTGTATGTGGACCCGACTACGGGGCAGCTTGCGAGCTACACCGTGGCTCACCTTGAAACAGTGGCCAACCAAGCACTGGAGGCGATGGAGCGCGACGGGGAACTGAGCGGCTACAAGGTAGAGGTCGACCCGGCGCAGGACGTGGCGAGCACGGGGCTTGTGGAATTTGTGATTAAAAACGTGGCGGTGCCCGTGATGCGCCATGTGAGAATAAAAATCGGGTTTGCAAAATCCGTATGAACTAACCCCAAAGAGCCAAAGCAATGAATGTAAGTATTAAAAACGGTGTGCCTCTGGCCAACGGTATGCTGGTGGCGTGGGCTGACATTGTGGTGCTTGTCGGCGGCGTGCCTGTAACGGGCATTGTCGGCGTAGAGTACAGCGACGAGCAGGAGATTGTAAACAAGTGGGGCGCCGGGCGTCACCCGGTGGGCCGCGCCAAAGGGCGCATAACGCCGGGGGCGAAGCTAATCCTCTACCAGGAGGAAGTGCAGGCACTCCAGTCGCAGAGTCCCAACGGGCGACTGCAAGACCTGCCGCCAATCGAGATCCAGGTCAGCTATCTGCCGAACAGCGGCATTGTGGTGACGGACAAAATCCGCAACTGCCACATATCGGCCAACGCCCGCAAATGGAAAGAGGGAGACACCGGCCAGGAGGTAGAACTTCCGCAGGTTCCCTCACATATCGAATGGGGCAAAGCGGCATAACCGCGCCCCGGTACCTATCAAAAGGGCAGTTAAGGGATGGACACCTTAACTGCCACTATAACTCCCGATTAAACACCATTAAAAACCATTTAACACCCTATTAAAAGACATGGAAACAGGAAAGCAGACACCCACAATCTTTAACGGCGGACTGACCGAGGATCAGGTCGCAGCGTTCAAGCAGAAGCACCGCAAGAGCTTCGCGGTGGAGGTGCAGGACGGTGACGAAGTGCATATCGGCTATTTCAAGCGCCCGACACTGGAGACGATAAAGGCGGTAACAAAGGTCGCCAAGACCGACGAAGTGCAAGCCGGCGAGGTGATGTTTGACAACTGCTGGCTGGGCGGCAGCGAGGAACTGCGCACCGATGCGCTGCTCTTTATGGCTGTGCAAAAGCAGCTGGGTACGGTTCTGAACGGCTTCCAGGGCTTAATAAAAAACTTGTAGAGGCGCACACGCTGGCGGAGTCTGACAATGAGGACGGCTTCGCCAAAGGGTGCGCCCTAATCCGGGCAAATCTGCACATCGATATTGATAAAATTGAGACTGAGGAAGAATGGGCGCGGCTTTACTGTCAAGCCTTATGGCTGGAGCGCTGGCGCAACCGGAACCGGGCAGAAATGATCGCCGGGCTTTTCGGTGAGGGCAAAAACTTGTAGAGGCGCACACGCTGGCGGAGTCTGACAATGAGGACGGCTTCGCCAAAGGGTGCGCCCTAATCCGGGCAAATCTGCACATCGATATTGATAAAATTGAGACTGAGGAAGAATGGGCGCGGCTTTACTGTCAAGCCTTATGGCTGGAGCGCTGGCGCAACCGGAACCGGGCAGAAATGATCGCCGGGCTTTTCGGTGAGGGCAAAAGTTAGAGCCAGGGAAGCCGCCCTGTTTCCCCGGGTTTGGTAACGAGCCTCCAGAGCACGGAGAGAAACCACCCCACGTATGCGAAGAGTGCACCGTAGCAAATGACTTTCAACAGGAAGCTAAACATATTAAAAACTGTTACCGGGTTAATGCGCTACAAATATAACAAATAAAAACGACATGGCGAGCGTATTTGACTATATTTTTAACATAGGCGGAAATTTCACGGCTCAAATCAGCGGCATGAGTGCCGCCGCCGGGAATTTCACCGCTCAGGCGGAAGTCGCGGAAAGCCGCGGCCGCAGCATTGCGTCCACGCTTGCCTCGTTTTCATACATTAAGGACATAGCGCAGAACGTAGCAGATGGATTTAGCCAGTTGAGCGGCGCCGGCATAAAACTGGACAGCCAGATGCACGATCTTAGCGCCGTTGCTGGCGTTACGGTTGACGGACTGAAACAGATCGAGACATTTGCCCGGCAGAGCGCAAAGACATTCGGCACGGATGCCAGTGTTGCCGTCGAGGGTTACAAGCTGCTGCTCTCACAGCTGAGCCCGGAACTGGGTAAATACCCGGAAGCCCTCAGCGCGATGGGTGACTGCATCCAGTCCACCAGCAAGCTGATGGGCGGCGACGGCGTGGCGGCCGCTCAGGTTCTTACCACGGCGATGAACCAGTACGGCGTGAGCATGGAGGATCCGATAGCCGCCAGCCGGGAAATGGCGCGCATGATGAACGTGATGGCAGCCGCCGGCCAGGCAGGATCGGCGGAGCTTCCGGCGATAAGCGCGGCACTCCAGCAATGCGGTATGGCGGCCAAAGCTGCTAACGTGAGCTTTGAGGAAACCAACGCCGCAATCCAGATACTTGACAAAGCCGGCAAGAAAGCCAGCGAGGGCGGTGTAGCCCTCCGCAACGTGCTGGGTCAACTCAGCAAAGGGCGTTTCGTTGAAAAGGCGGCCCGTGAGGAACTGGAAAAGGCAGGCATTGACGTTGTAGCCCTGGGCGACAACTCAAAGAGCCTTAAGGAGCGTTTGGAAATGCTCAAACCGATGCTCAACGACTCTGCGCTGCTGTCTAAATTTTTCGGTGTAGAGAACGCCAACGCCGCGCGCGCTCTGATACAAGGCACTGACGCCCTGCAAGGTTTTACCGACGCCGTGACCGGGACCAACAGTGCCACCGAGCAGGCGGCTATTGTCATGGATAGCTACGCCGAGCGCCAAGCACGTGTTAACCAGCAATTCGAGGATCTGAAAATTTCCATATTCCAGGCCACCGGTGATTTTTCACTGTGGTGCGGTGTCCTGACTTCCGCCCTGGTTCCGCTTGCACAGCTTGCCCCGTTGCTGACGGCAGGCTGGAAACTTATGCTGTTAATCAAAGGGCTCAACTGGGCAGGAATGTGGGGCAGCATTGTGGGCTGGGTACGTTCCGCGTGCGTGAGCTTCGCGCTGATGAACGGCACACTCTCAACAACCAACATGATATCACTGGGCTTTATCGGCAATATGGGGCGCGCCACAATAGGGCTGATACGCTTTGCGACCGTTGGAATATTTAACGCCCTCAAAGGTTTGGGTGCTTTGGTTCTGTCGTTTGTGACCGGGGGTACTGCGTCAGCTGCATTTTCGGCGACTGCTTCAACCTCATTCGGGATATTTGCAACGACAGCGTCGGCCGCGTGTCGCGCCGTTTCTGTGGCAATTATGAGCATTCCGATTGTTGGCTGGATAGCTGCGGCCATTGCTGCATTGATAGCGATAGGTGCCTACTTTTGGAATACGTCGGCAAAATTCCGTGCGGTCCTCAAAGGAACATGGGCGGCCTTCAAGGCTTGTTTTACAGGTATCGGGGAACTGGCTAAAACCACATTCGGCGCAATCGGCGACCTGATAAAAGCGGCTTTCAGTCTGGACGCCTCCGGCATAGATGCAGCGCTTAAGAAATTAAAAGCCGGATTTAGCGACTACGACCGGCAGATAGGCCAGGCGTTTAATGAGGCTTACGACGCGGAAATGACAGAATCCGCCAAAAAGGAAGCGGCCAAGAACCCGAAAGGAAAGAAGCCCGACCCCAACACCAGCGGCGCGGCCATTCCTGTGGTGACGGTTCCGACTGTGAATCCCACGGGCAACACTTTGAGCGGAGCCGGCGGCACAGGCGGCAGCGGTTCCGGCAGTGATGGCAGCGGCAAAATCAAAAATATAACAATCAATATTGACAAACTTGTCGAGCGCTTCGAGATACACAGCGCGACCGTCGGCGAAAGTTCCGAGCGTGTCAAAGAGGTTATGCTTGAGGCCCTGATGGGCGCGCTTAACGACACACAACTGGCAACGCCATGAGTACAATTCCACAACCGAGCTTAGGCGGCAAGAAACTGCCTATAAGCATAGATCTGGCGGCGGTGAGCTGGGGGCAGCACATGGCTAAAAAACTTGTGCGCTTCAAAGAGCTGGGGGGCGGTCCGGACCGCGGGGGAATAAGCGGGCATGAGATAGGGCGGCCGATAACAGACCAGGCGTATTGGGAGGGGCTGTGGGTTCTGTGCCCTTTGCGACTGGAGAGGGAGAACGGCGAGGGGCTGACATTCGTTGACGCGGTGGCGGCAGCGAGCCGGGAGAACCATATTGTCAGCACGGTGCTGACGGGCAGGGACGGCACAGTGAAAGAGTATATAAACTCCGGAGACTGGGCTGTCAGAATAGTTTTGGGCTTGCAGAGCACGGAGGGGGGCTTGATAGCAGACGAGTGGCCGGGCACGGAGCTGAGAGAGGCGCGGAAACTGCTGGAGCGAAAAGAGGCACTGCGGGTGCACAGCGAGTTTCTGGACGCTCTGAACATAGGGCGGCTTGTGGTTCGCAGCTACGTGGTGCGGCAGATGACCGAGGCCAACTATCAGGTGATCGAGGTGAGCGCCGTGAGCGACGAGGACTACGAGATATTCAGCAACGATTATGAACAACCGAAAAAGGAGGCTACACGATGAGAGGCATATTGATAGACGCCGATACCGGGGACCTGCTTGTCGAGCGTGGAGGCATAGCCGTGGGCGACAGCGAGGGGCAGACGGCGGAGGCCGTGGTGACTACCATGCGGGGGGAGCTGAAAGAGCACCCGCTGCTGGGAGGGGAAGCCGGGCGCATGCGCGGCGGGCAGGTGGATGTGATGTGGTCCGGGGAGGTGCGGCAGATGCTCCGGGGGTGTGGCGTGGAGTGCGAGCGGGTAACGCTTGACGCTGACGGAATAATAAACATAGAGAGATGAAAACGACAGCGAAAGAGAGGCAGACAATGCTCGACATAGCATTACAGACCGGCGGCCGACTTGAAACGGCGATGGCTCTGTCAGCGGCCAACGGCGTAAGTCTTACGGACAGGCTGGAGGACGGGCAGGAGCTGACAGTCCCGGAGCCGGTGGCGGAGGGTGACGCGCGGACTGTGGCACTCTACCGGGCGCACGGTGTAGAGCCGGCGACAGAGGCGAGCGCGGATGACATATGGGCGTGTCCTTACGGTGGCATAGGCTTTATGGGTATTGAAATAGACTTTGAAGTCAGTTAAACAGACATTAAAGAGATATTAAACGAGCAAAAAAAATGGCACGAAACATCAACGACATTAAAAACGAGATCGCGCGCGAGTTCATGCGCAACGAGCAGGCTGCCGGGCGCTACGGCTTCGAGCCGGGCACGGAGTTCGGCGACGTTTTCGGCGCGGCCAGCATCGAGAACATACTGCTGTATGTCTGGGCCGTGTGCGCATGGGCGGTGGAGCAGCTTGTGAGCCGCCACCGTGCAGAGGTGGCGGCAGAACTGGAGGAGCTGGCGGCGCACCGCCCGAAGTGGTACCGCAACAAGGTGCTGCGCTTCATGGAGGGCCGGGAGCTGGAGCCGGACAGCGACACGTACGACACCTCGGGCATGACGGAGGCCGAGGTGTCGGCGGCGAGGGTGGTGAAACACGCTGTCGCCACCGAGAGCCGCGACGCCAGCCTGCTGACCATAAAGGTGGCGGGAGAAAGCGGCGGCGGGCGCCGGCCTCTGACCGCCGGGCAGGAAAGGCAGCTGGAAGCCTACATCGCCGAGATCAAGGACGCCGGCGTGAGGACGGCACTCGTCAACATGGATGCCGACACCTTCGGCTGCACCGTCGACGTGTACTACAACGCCATGCTGGACCCCGGTGCCGTGCAGGCGGAATGCGTCGCGGCAATCCGCGACTATATAGAGAACCTGCCCTTCAACGGCGAGTACACGAACATGGCGCTCGTTGACCGGCTCCAGTCAGTCGGCGGCGTGAGGATAGCGGAGCTCCGCGCCAGCACGTCCCGGGCGGCCAACGAGGACACCACGACGCAGATCGACGCACGCATGACACCGGCCGCGGGCTATTTCAAGCCGGGAGAAATAACAGTTAATATGAAGGCGTATGACGAACATGACTGACAGAGTGTACGACGTGAACATCAGGCGGTTGGCTCTTCTGGTCCTGCCCACATGGCTGCGCCGGCCGCTTGCCGGTGCCCTGATACACGCGGGAGTCAGCCCGCTGGGGCGCCTGCTGCAGGAGCTGCGGGCGTGCAGGGCCGCGACGCTCTACCGGCTCCGGCACAACGGCCAGGTGTGCCGCCTCCGGGGCGCGCTGAACGACGGGTTCGACCCCGGGCTGCGGCGCATAAGGATAGAGGACGGGCAGAGCGCGGGCACGGTCGAGGCCTCGTTCGTGCACACACGCGACACCGGCCGGTGGGTGATGCTCCCGCGGCGCGGGGAGGGCGCGGTCCTGGTGCACCGCGAGGGGTTCGGCGGCACGGGCGGCTATGACTTCTGGGTAACGGTGCCGGAGGAACTGCGGCCAGTCGAAACGAGGCTGCGGGCAATGGTGAACATGTACAAACTGGCGGGCAAACGCCACGCCGTAATCTATAAATGAAAATGGACAAAATATCAGGCAACTTTCTGACACAGGCCAACAGGGACTTTCCTCTTGACTGCGAGACGCTGGACTACATGCAGAATCTTGCGGCACTGTCCGCGCTGGCGGCCAACATTGGCGGCGACCGCGTGGTGCTCTTCGGCTGCGAGGCAAACACTGAGCAGACCCGGCGCGATGCCGGCTACGTGTTCGTGAGGACGAGGGCCTGCCCCGAGGGGGAGATTCTGCCGTGGGAGGGAGGCCCGACCACGGGCGGCATGTACGTCAGGCAGGAGGCCGTGCCCGTAAGCGCGAACAACACGGAATACCCCAAGGCGTACACGCGCCGGAGCCTCGCCCCCGGCATCGGTGACGAAAACTACAGGTGGGAGGACTTCACCGACATAAAGACCGTGAAGGAACTGATGGCCGAAAACAGGGAGCTGCGGGCTGAACTGGACGGCTTGCAGCCGTCACCCCTCGGGGTAGTGCAGATGTGGGCGGGCGCGGCCGTGCCGGAGGGATACGTGCTGTGCAACGGCCAGGAACTGAGAATCACGGACTATCCGGAGCTGCACGGGGCGCTGGGCACGACCTTCAACACGGCAGTCAGCGCGAGCGGCTCCAGATACTCGACTCGGGGCGGGTATTTCAGGGTGCCCGACTTGCGCGGGCGCTTCGTGGTGGGACAGCACGACAGCGACAACGACTACCGCGCGAACGGTTCGGCGGGAGGCCTCAAGGCGGTGACGCTGACCGAGGAGCAGATTCCAAGCCACGGGCACGATGTCAAGGACTACACGATGATCCCGCACGGCAGCGGGGAGTGCACAGTCGGCAGCTGGACGGTGGGCGGCAACAGGTACGAAGTAGGCCGCGACAGCGTGGGCGGCAACCCCAAGCGCTGCCAGACCGACGGCGACAAACGCGACAACATCCAGTGGATAAAGCACCCCTCAGAGAATGCCGGGGGCGGCGCGGCACACGAGAACAGGCCGCCGTACTACGTGCTGGCATACATAATGCGAGCAAGATAAGACAACAAACCACTAATAAAGAAATATTACTGTCCGCTAAACCATAAAAAGGCGAGTCCAACTTCCTGAACGACAGAAGTTGGGCTTACTTTTTGTA